GAGAATGGGCAAGGATGGGCCAGGGTTAGGGCCGATGATGGCCAGGAATGGGTAAGATCCTGGACCCGCTGGCCTAAAAATTGTTATCAAATAAGCGCCAGGAATAGTTGACATGCTGCGAGCTGGAGAGTAATTTTACCCATGTTAGGCGATAAAGCCTAGCTCAATTAGATAGGACTAATTATATGGAACTAACGCCAGGACTAATTAAGGCCATCGCAGCGCTGGAACATGAGCGCCAGAATGAGCCAGCAAACTATGAAATAAGTCTGGATGGTGAGCAAGAATGACCACGGCCCACGATTATCGATGGTGTGAATGTGTGAATTGTGAGTATCGCCAGGAATTGGACTATTACCGAGGCACACTACACTTACGCAGCTATTACCTAACACGCTCAATAGTGCGCGCGATCTTCTGGCTTAGTGCTGGACTATTAGGCCTAGCCGCGCTATCGTTCACACTAGCAGTAATCTAAACCGTTACCATCATTCCTGGACTAGCGCCAGGGATGGTGGTGGCAGCTTAGACAGTCTAGGCTCCATTCATAGATAGGAACATGAACATGAACGCAGTACACAACAACGCAACATCGGCCACGATTACGGCCCATTTCACCATGAACGCAGCGCTGCTGGATGATCTACTTAGCGGCACACTCATCGCAGCTGGCAAGGATAGTTCCCTGCCTATGCTCACATGCGTAAGTCTTTCCAGCGCTGATGGTGTAATCACTGCCGCGGCCACGGATCGCTATCGCCTATTCATAGGCAAGGTCCAGCATGTCACCATCGAGAAAGATAACCCCGTGGATAATATCGATAGTTTCAATATCAATATCTTGCGCGAGGATGTTGCTAAGATACGTAATCTCATCAAGCCACTAACGGGCCGCCGCGCTATCAACCCACGCGTAACGTTCTGGATCGAGCAGGATAAGGTTACGGTAAACACCATTGATGGAAACGTGACTTTCCTATCCTGGCAGGGTACTTTCCCACCATATGAACACCTTATTCCTACGGTATTTACGCCAGCTGATGAAATAGGCGTAAACCCATCATTCCTAGCCGATCTAGGCAAGGTTCCAGGAATTGATAAGTCTATTCCGCTGATCATTAGGACTAATGGCGCAACTAAGCCATTACTATGCGAGACACACGCTGGCGATATACGCTGGCAGCTGCTGCTTATGCCTATGCGCGTTCAAGCCTAGCATTAGGATAGTGGCGCCAGGGTTTAGGTCCTGGCGCTGCTATCTTGCCACTAGGCAAGAAATTAGATAGGGAGAATAGGAACATGAGCACTATCATCGAAGATAAGCAGGAACTAATAGGCTATTTAGTAGGCCTAGGCGTTACATGTAAGGCCACGCGTATCGATACGCCAGCTAGCGCGCCAGAATGGGCCAGGGATGGCCATAAGCAGTCCTGGAGAATAGCCTTAATGCGTAACGGTACAAAAATTACCGTTCAATTCTATAGCGGGATCGCTAGCAGTGATCCTACTGCTGCCGATGTTATCTACGCACTAGCGATGGATCACATTAGTGGATCATTATCGCTGGATGAATTTGGCAGCGAATTTGGATGGGATAAGCACACTCTCTCAACATGGCGAGCATGTCGCAGGAATAGCGCTAAGCTGCTTAAGATCCTGGATGAGCAAACCATCGATGCTATCGTAGACATGGGTTATTAATTATGACCATCGAGAAGATAGACCATAGTGGCGCGTGGAAAGTATACGCGCTAGTTACTAACGGCCAGGATAGCTGGCTCGAGACTAGGACCTATTATGGGTCCACTAAGCGCCATTCCCTGGCTCAATATAGGCAGACTATCCTCTCCATGGGATGGATACTAGTGCCATGAATGAATAGATCCAGGACACGCCAGGACATGGGCTAGGGTAGTTGACTAGCCCTATTCTGCTGCTATAGCCTAGGTACTACCGACCACCGAGGCGGTAGGGGAGCGTTTAGCTCGCCGACTTAGACCAGCGACCAGATAGGAATACATAGCATGACTAATGACGAAATAGCAAACAGAATTGCCGACCAGATGAACAAGGTCATAGAAGGAATTACAGGATCGACAACGCAGGCAGTAGGGGAGCGCGTGATCAAGGTTGAACCGACAACACAGGATCAGATCGACGTAGAAAAGGAACTAGCCTTTAGTAAAGGCTACGACCATGCTGTTCAAGATATTATGCAGATTATTCGCGAACAGGAACTAATGAACGACGCGTTAGGACGTGTCTATGGCGAAGATCTACACGTTATTCGCAACCGCATAAAAGAACTTAATAAGTGAGTAATGAAGAAGCGTTTAACGCTATCTATACAAACTCTACATGGGGGCACAAGTCAGGCCCAGGCTCAGACCCAGCCAACGCTGCCCCATGGATTGCAGAAGCGAACAAGCTACTAGCCCAAGATGACATTCACACAGTACTAGATTTGGGCTGTGGCGATTGGCGCTTAGGTAAAGAGTTAAACCTAGAAGGTAAAGAATACACAGGCATAGATGTAAGCTCAGTAATCATAGAGGATATTAAGCAATATGAGTCAGAGCACATAAAGTTTATGCAGGGTGACTTAGAGACAATAGACTTTCCCCAAGTGGATCTAATTCTCATCAAAGATGTACTTCAGCACCTACCTATCGCAGCCATCCACACGATTATGAACAAGATCATGGCTAGCGCCAAGTATGCCCTTATCTGCAACGATATAGCTGACACTAATACCGAGATAAAGGCTGGCGAGTGGCGGGGTATTAACCTTGCCCTAGAACCTTTTAACTACAAACTACAATTAGTCATGGCCTATGGCAACAAGCGCATAAGCCTTTACAGGGGGAAATAATGCTTATCACTATTGCTTTAATCGTACTTGCTGCCATATCTGGCACTAAATTGGCTTTATGGCTAGCAAGCAAGGAAAAAGATGTATTTTAAGGCTGACCTAAACCCAGCTTGCGCCGAGATTGACCCAGAAGCGTTCTTCCCAGAACCAGTACGCGGGCAGCATTTTCGTGGAACAGCAGCCAATGATCTAGTAGAATTAACAGCCATGGCACTACGCGCTTGCGCTGCGTGTCCTATCCAGAAGGAGTGTCTGCAATTCGCCGTCAATAACCATGAAGCACATGGCATATGGGGCGGATCGTTTCCAAGTGAAAGGGTTAAGGCTACCAAAAATAGGTCAGGCTTAGGCCTACCATTCTGGCGAGCACTGCGCCATCACGTAGAACAGAAGAAAGGTCTATCATGTCCAACTATCCCAGACGCAAATCCGTCATTCGTTCCTGTCCCATTCGGGTACTTTGCGCAATACTTGCCACAATGGGTGCAGGAGTAATCTTCTTCGATAGCCCTTCTCAAGCTAGAACCGAGTACATGTCAGCGCCTAAGCACTTTGCTAAGGTGTTATACATGCGTCAAGGTGCAAACCTGCACCAATGGGGCTGCCTTAAAGCGTTATGGGAGCATGAGAGTCACTGGAAGGCTACTGCCCACAACTCAAGCGGGGCACATGGAATACCACAAGCCCTGCCAGCCGTGAAGATGGCTCAATTTGGCAAGGATTACAAGACGAATTACCAGACACAGATACGCTGGGGCTTGCTTTATATCAAGTTGCACTGGCACAATAATGCCTGCAACGCCCTCGCTCACGATAGGAGACATAATTGGTACTAGAAGATAACGAACTGCCAGACGTGCTATTTCACGTGCTGGCAAAAGATAAAGAAAAGATCCTGCCCTACTGGCTAGAACAGAACTTAGATAAGCTGGACTATCCACGCAACAAGGTGCATGTCTATATCCGCACCAACAACAACAACGATAAGACAGCCAGTATTTTAAAAAATTGGAAATACACTCAATGGGAACTATTTGATGAAGAACAACAAAATACAACCAATGGCGAGCCATGGAAATATGACTGGCTAGACATAGAACTAGACGATAGCGACGTGCCAGAGCCAGTACAGAACTTTGGTGTACACGAGTGGAACGCTATGCGCTTTGATGTATTAGGCGCACTACGCCAAGATGGCATAGAAAAGGCTAAAGAGCTGGGCTATCACTATTTTGTGGCAGATGTAGATAACTTTCTACTACCAGAGACGCTACGCACCCTTGTATCTGCTTCACGCCCTGTTATCGCCCCACTACTGCGCTACGCAGCAGCAGAAGGCGAAGAAAATCATGTTGCCTACAGCAATTATCACCACCCAGTTACAGAGACGGGCTATTATCGTGACTCAGATGAGTACTTTTCCCTACTCAATGGGATAATACGGGGCATATTCCCTATTGATCTGGTCCACTGTACCTACCTTATTCACCCCAAAGCCCTGCCTTTTACCAACTACTTTGATGGTACACAGGACTATGAGTATGTAAGAGTTAGCCGTAACTGGCGCAAGAATGATATATTGCAGTACTTAGATAACCGCAAGATCTATGGCTATCTAACGCTGCATGAAAACTTAGAAGCTATCAAGCACTGGATGGGAACACTTAAATGAAATTTGATTTTTTTGGTGGAGAATGGTTTGGAGCATGTGGAGCATGTGGCGCTGAGTTATTTGCGCCCAGCAAAAGCGAGTATCAAATGCTCTACTCACGACACACGCACTCAAAAGAATGTCTAGGCGGTTACTAATGAAAATACGTTTTGGAACTAACAGCAACTCATACGAATTGGGTATTTATTTGACCAACTGGGAGTATCCAATAGGATACAAATGGGAGTTAGGTCTGTATTTGTTTAAGTGGGTTATAGGAATTGAGCTGTATCGATGAAAGCCAAGCCTAGTGAGATTAAGAAGATGGCAGCTTTACTTGATGAAGAAGCAGACTCAAGCGAGGATATGGCTAAGAAGGTCTGGGAATTGGTAGAGGAACTAACTGCCAAGCGCGATCAATACATGGCCGTAGCGGTCTACCCAAGCCTGCAAATGGCTATCGCTGTCGGTCCTTACAACACCATTAACAACCTTAAAAAAGATTATGCCAACCACGTTGGACAGGTTGATGATGGCTATGGTATTATTGCAACTGTTCGCGATCCTGCCGCGCTATAGTGTCGCTTATCACGACACGCCAAAGCCCCTGTGTCCTATCCACGGGGGTTTTGTGCTATATTAATCATGTTGGCAACCGCCAACAAGGCTATGGTTTAGCATAAAGGTACGCATAAAGAAAGCCCCACCCGTGGAAAGGTGGGGCTTTTTATTTATCTCTTTGGGTTATCGGTTGTATAAAACCCAGAGCCGTTAAACTTTACTGGCGGTGAACCAAAGATCCTGCGCATACCCATGCCGCAACAAATTGGATCTGGTCCTTCTTCAAACATAGAACGTTCAACAGTTGTTTCAATGTTGCACACTTGGCAACGATAGTCATAATGAGCCACTAGTCTTCTACCTTTTTCTTTCTCAGCCATGGATCTTCTCCGCCCAATTCTTTAGTAAGTCTACGTATGGCAGCCTTAACCTTGCGCTCTGCAGATGACTTGGATATTACCAAACTTTCAGCGATCTGGTCGTAAGTCATAGCTTCTACGTACTTCATATGGAGCAGGAGTTGATCGTCTGGCTCTAATTTATCTTTAGCCTTGCGCACATCAAAGAGCGAGATAATGTAGTTACCACCCTCAGCAGGATTGCCACCACCACTTACCTTCTCGCCAGTCGGGTTGGTTGTAGGAACAGTATCTTTCCAAACAAAAGGTAGGAGCTGCTCTAATACTTCAGCAGAATAAAAAATTTCATCTCTTACTTCATACCCAACCGCTTGCGCTTTAGCTCTGCGACAATACTTATCCGCATGGCGTTGAAGAGTTTTGGCAAGCATCCTAATACCAACGCGATAATCTTCAGTATCTTTATCATGGTCAAGCCACTCTTTAACCTTCGTCTCGCGCCGTAAGACCCAGACGATAAGTTCATTCTTAACATCGCTTGCATCAAAGTAAGTTGTGTATTTGCGGTGGACTTGCCTGGATACTGTATGGGCAATCTCTTGCGCTTCATCTAACCAAGTCAATCTAATTCCTCTGGATCATGGAGAAGGTTTTGTGGCACTGCATAGCATGGTACTGGCATGTTTGTATCCCAGAACTGATCTTGTATCCCTTCCCAGCCCCAGAGCCAGCCTACGATAAGCGCTCTATAGTGCCCATCTACAGTTACAAAAAAATATCTGCGGTTTTTATTGTCATCTGGCTGGAACAAGAGCTTGCCATAGGAATATGCCGTTGAGCGTACTTCAAACTCACCCACGTCTCCACTCTTGCGATCAGCAAAAAGGGTAGTAGGAAACTTATCTTTCCAACGGCCAACTGCAATCTCAGCAATCACGCCATTAATCTCACGAGCAATAGCTTCTGGCCATGTCTTACTTATCTTAGACCAGTCGTTACCCATCTCACGATTAAAGTTGTAGCGTTCTACTGCTTCAATTGTTGCATAGGTTACGTCAGCAATACTAAGTTTTACTTCTACCAGCGCCATACCTTACCATCCACTGTAAATGAATTGTTTACAATAGGTACAAGTTGTGGCATAACAGTCTGTCCATCTACGTGGAGCAAACCAAAGCCTTTATTCCATGTGAACAAGCCTGCTTTAATATAACGAGCATGCTTATAGTCCATAAGGTTGCCAACTTCCATGCCCCACACAGTGCGAGTCTTACCAGACCAGCCAGTGGTGTAATGAGTTAGACCCATGCGGTGCGTATGACCACACACAATAGACATACCGCTGCGCTTAGCAAGACCAAGAGCAGTAGCACCAGCAGTTGGTTGCACGTTACTCTCATCACCATGTACAAGCAGCCAGTTGGGTGCAAGTTCAAACGGTTCTTTGTGATAGGTTATGCCAAGTTGGGGTAGTCTTAAAAAGTTTTCTAATTCAAGTTCAGGCAATCCTAGTAGCCCTGGAGCCTTGCTATTAATCTTATTGTATAAACGATCTGAATGGTTACTGCGAGAAATATGCTGCACTTGCAGCTTCTTGAGTATCTCTACTGTAATGTCGCGGTGCTTACCAAGATCATACTTCCACTCTCCACCACGTCCCTCTTCCCAGCGGGAAATTTGCGGTAAATCAATTTCATCGCCAACAGATACTACACTGCTTGGCTTGTACCACTTGATGAAACTAGCGATAGCATTAACTGCTTTCTCATCATGGTAAGGTGCTTGTAGATCTGATATTACTACTACACTTTTCACTCTTTAGGCCACGCCCCGTCTAGCACCATTAAAGCAATAGCGCTATAGTTTAATAGGTCTAGGAAACTATCTCTAAGTGACTCGTTCTCTGGAGCTGCGTTGTTGTCGACAAGGTTATTGATCCGCGCAAGTTTATCCCACATGCGCACACGTAAGCCGTTAAGTGGACCACCAGGAGCTTGCGAAATGTTCTTTGGTCCGTAGTCAGCATGTTTCTTGAGCAAGAGATTACCTGCCCCATCGAACACTTGCCACATGGAAACAACAAAGTCGTCTGGTTCATTAGTCACTTGTATCTTCTCTGTCATTCGGTCTACCCTTCGGTACGTTGCGCTGTCCTTTGTATACATAATTCTTAGTCTTAGGATCTATATCATAACAGACAAATGCCGTATGCGTATCAAAATACTCATATGGTACTTCAATCGTGTCGAGTACCCAGAACGCTAGCGATACACGTCCACCATCATAAGGTCCGCCTATAAATGTTGGATCGTATCCGCGGCTCATTTACTTTCCTGAATAAGAGATACAGTGATCTTGCCGCCTGTGTAAGCGTCGTATTTACTAGCGATTTGCAGGGCTTTTGTGACTATTTTACGAGCTTTTGCAGCGTCATCCACCAAGCCACCAGCCAGAGCTGCCATAGCGCCAAGAGCAAACTTCTCGCCACTGCCAGCCACGTACATGTTGTCTACGCTGCGCTCCCATGAATAGTCCTCATTGATGCAATAGACCTTGCCTTTAACTACTACGATAATAATGTTGTCATGCTCAACTGCTGCTTCTGCCTTGCTAAACTCATAGCCTGCGTCCAAGAAAGCCTTGCGAATTGATGGAATAAGTTGACGAGTAACGTACTTATCTATGTCCTTGCCATTGACGTTAGGCACAATAAAGTCATGCTCAAGAATGTTAATGCCGCGTACTGAACCTGCTATCGCAAAGACCACGTTATTATTTCTAAAAATTTTTCCGTTGGGAATGTTGATCGAAAACCCATCTTCACTGGAAGATTGCGAGTCTGCCCCGATCATTACCCATTCGGGTCCTTCAATGCAGGCGATAGTTGTCAAGAGATATGGCCCATTACTTGTGTACCCAAGAACCATGTATACATAGGCGGGATAGCTTCAACCAGTTCACCCCAGATCATCCAATCAATTCCCATTGCTTCACGCGCTTGTTCAATTGTCTTAGCAGTATGCCCGCCACCAGGAATTTCATCCCTCATAGAGCCATACACGCCCACTGGACGGCCTTGTTCTTTGTGCTTACAAATAGATCCAACCAATTTTACGTTGCTTTCAAATAGTCTGTGACGACGTACCTTTAAACCCCATGAAGATCCACAGCATTGAACTGGATCAATCAATGGAGCACCAGGAACGTTCTCAATAACATAAGGCTT